TGATTTCCAGTTACAGAAGATGTTACAGATGCAGATAGAGCACCTAAACTTGAAGTAAGAGACTGTCCAGTAAGTGCGCGTGATACACCACCATCCCCCGCTGCCCCTACCCATATCCTGCTCGGCTTCGCCTCCAGCGAGTAGGGATAATTGCTCTCATAGAGGTACTTGGCAAACTCATCCGACATCAACCCGTCGGTGCCCGATGTGCTTCCCTTGGGCAAATAAATCAGTGCTGCCCACTCGATGTTGCCTTTGAACTGTCTTAAATAGCCCGCGCTGCGATGCTGTGCGCCGATAACCAATTCATCAACCGTGTCGATCGTCCCGCCAGCAGCCCCCTGACTCGTCGTGGCCGGGTTGCCATTGATCCAGGCATAGGTAGTGTTGTAGCTTAACCTTTGTGCAAATACCGTGTAGTAGGTATTCAATGCTCCCGCGCTGTAGCCGCGCAACCCGGCACCGTAAGAATCCAGAAACGCATGGCCTACATTGTTAGAGGCATCGAACCCCACGCCGATACCAGTTTGTATCCCAGCGCTGGCGTATATACCAAAGGCCGCCCCGGGATTCGCCGCTTGTGCGGCGGTGGCCTTGATTCGCGCCGCTACAATGATATTCCCTGCGTTTGCCCCAGAAGGCAAAACAAGCAACTTGTTTTGCTGTTGCGAACCATTGAACGTAGCAACAGAACCGCCTTCATCTATCGTAAATCCACCCGGATTTGAAAGGTCTTGACCCCCGACCAGATCACGGACAAGCTTCTCTTCCTGAAACAAAGACAGCCAGAACGTGCCCGTCTGGGCCGCCTTTGCACGGTCGAGAAGGAATATCCTGCCCTCTTTATTCTTGGCAGGCATGGTGGATTAAATCCCCGTCAGCTTGGTTACATCTGCCTGAACAGTCACGGCCTGCGCGGTATTTCCAGTGAACACAACTCTGGCATACATCGTGTCTTCCGGCAGGCTGAATACCGCCGCATAGGTCGTGCTAGCCGTAATACCCGCCTGAAATGCTCCTCCGGCTCCGGTATAGATCGTCGTGCCGTTGTCGGGCGAGAGATCAATCCGTGCCGTACAAGCCACAGTTGGCCCGGTTCCTCCATTGGTTATCAATGCCAGAATTGATGCCTTATACGCAGCTGTTAGGTCGATCCATGAACCCGTTGTCGTTCCTGCAGCGGCGTTTGAGGCACTGGCTTGTGCTGCTACGGTTGCGTGTGCGATAGCCATATCTAATTCTCCTTAAAGTAGCCAGCGGCCATCGTCAGACCAGCAAACGTGAGCGACATCTTGCGGCGTTACCACATCAGATACCAATGCCAGCCCCTTGAGTGCATCTGCTACCGCCTGTGGCATGACTCCCCCTGCGGCCAGTGCGTCCAGTTGTTCTTGCGTCGCAGCCGCCCCGATATTCAGTTCCCCACGCTCCATCAACTTGAGCGCCCACTTAACCGGGCTGCTTTTCGCGGCAAGTGCGGTCAATCCATCAAGAAACGCCGCGCCCGCTTCTGCACCCAAAACTTCCAGCACCGTTCCATAGCCGATATTGCGCTCAACGAGTTTTGTACGCCCAACCGATAGGATCGCTGCCAATGCGCCGCAGTCACGTACAGCGAGAGCAGCCGCACAATCGGCACGGGAGAGGATTTCGTCGCGGAGTGTCATGATTAAGAAATCCTGAGAAGTGCATTAGTCAAATCATTGGTAGGCATTGTCAGCGTAAAGGTAGCGGCAGTAACCGTAGTAGCACCAAAGGTATTCACTGATACGGCATTCTTGCCGGATGCTGTGTTGTTGTAGATCATCACACAATCAAATGAAGTGGAAAGCGTCACTGTGCCAAAGGCAAGTGAAGCAGATGGTGTCCAGAAGGCAACAACACCAGTTCCACCAGCATTCGATGGGGCTGTGGCATTTGGAACAGTAATACCTCCTGCGGTATATCCTGACCCTGATACTTCGCCCGTAGCGGTATATGCGGTCGAGTCAGCGTTGATCGTGGCAGTTGCAAGGTACAAGGCCGCTTTGAAAGTATCCGCAGCAGTGGTTCCCCGTACTACGCTAGTTCCAAAAGCATGAATTCCATTTAGAAGATCAAGCCTGAAAGTTTTTGGGATAGCTTGTGTATTAGCCATTATATTTTCTCCAATTCAGAGTTAAGTTGTTGCCCTTGTTTTATATAAACATGCGCTGATTGCTTAACAATCTCGCCATCAAGCGTATATGTTTCAATGAATTTCATATATGAATCTGTATCCTCCCACGAATGTGAATAAACCAAATCCTTGATAGGAAGATTACCCTTGATAGTATAAATCAATGGTTCATCAGTGTTTTGCATAATTTTTATAATTTCTCCTATTGTGCTGTGTAGGTATCGCCAGAAGGTGCAGTTATTTTAACTGTTCTCCCCTGTTTTTTAAGTTCTATGTCTTGTTTCTTCAAATCAAGTTCCTGTTTCTTCATAGCGTGCTCATCAAGTTTCATCGCAATATCAATATGCTTATTTTTAAGCTCATTGGCAGTATGCGCCATCTGCATTTTTGTAATATCAATCTTGCTGTTAATGTCTTTTTCCTTGAGCATCAAATCAGCGATTTTTGCTCTCTTTTCAAAGTCTTTACTTTCGTTATCTTCATTGAGATTGTTTGAGATTGCCGTCAGAATCTTAGCCTTCACAACATCAGGGGCAAGTTGAGCATCTACTACTGCTTTCTGTGCTTCGGCCTGTGTTTTCTTCACATCAGCCTGTTTCTGCTGTATATCGAGCATGAGTGATTGCTGTTGCGCTTGCATAACCTGCGGATCAGGTTGCGATTGTGCTTTCATCTGTTCAAGCATTTCCTGCTTGTTATGCAACGATGAATTCTCGATAATTCCCTGCATTAACACAGGTGTTAGCGGAGAATTCGCGCCTAATGTCTGAATCAGGAATGCAAGTTGTCTCTGCTCATACTCACGGGCAATAATTCCGAGTGTTGCAGTAGGGATAAATTTCACATCCAATGCAGGATACCGTTCAGGATCGAACTGCATATACCGCCATGTAGCCTTGTAGATAAACGGAATCAGGAAATCCTCCTGAAAGTTTATCAATGTGCGCTTGTACTTCTTAATCATTGTGGCTGTAGCCATATCCATGTTGCCATCACGTGAAACTTGCGATACCTGGCCAGCAGAATCTACTGTTCCTGTGGCCATCAGCAACATGCGCTCCAATTCCTTGCTTGTTTCCATCTGAACACCGTCCATCGTGCCAAACTTGAATGGAAACATGATTTCCTGCGGATTACCATTAACCAGAATGTTTTTACCTGGCTGAATCTCGAACTTCATGCCACGAGGCAATCTTGTCGCATCCATTCCCATCATTGGCGCAGTTGTTAGCGCCATTGTGTCAAAGTGAGACCGAATAGATGAGTCAATTCCAGACTGTGCATTAAGCGATTTTTCAGCCGTACCACGGCCAAGTATCCTATTCGGCACTGTATCTGCCTGATAGCATACAATCGGCCTATCTTGCATCATATATGGAGATTCTTCTGCTTTCAGAATAATCCCGTCATTAGCGATGACAACAATCGCCTCAACCATATCTGCGTAATCCTCGAACTCATCACGGATCGCAGGTTCATCAGGCATAACGATTGGCTCATCCTCAATATCATCATGTGTAAGGTATTCACGAGGAACAAGGCCATAATACGTCAGCATCAGCACCTTGTCATCACGGTATTCAGTCAATTCATTGCCACTTTCAAGCGAATTGTCCTTATACATCGTAGAAATATCTACATCTCTGTATTTCCCGCTTTTTATGCCCTGAATGATTTTATGCACAGACACATATCTCTCTATAGCAACACCCATGCAATCATCAATAGATGTTCCGTTAGGGTCAAACAGGAAGTTTTTTGGATTAACAGGGTTTAATCTTACAGAAACACGCTCTGATTCTCCTATGCCATACACTGCCATGCCATTACCAGCAGGTTGCTGCATAGGCTTGTACTGTCTCTGTGTTGAAACAGTAATTTCACCAATACCAGTCCCATAAATCTCTCCAAGAAGCGAGGTATTTTCTATGGATTTTCTTATTTTATCTTTGTCAAAATCTTCTTTTAGCTGATTTTTTAGCTTCTCTACATCAAGTTTTGTCCCATTTGCGTCAACAAGATCATCCTTAATATCAAAGTATTCATTTTGCCCAAAAATCGCTTCCATGATCTCAGCATGGCGCGTTTCTATCGCTTGCTGTGTTGCTGGAGAAACAAATTTGCTACGTTCTGACTTTCTTGTACGATCAGTTTCATCAAATTTACCGTAAAAATTACGCTCATACCTGTTCCAGTTATCAATGAAGTTCTGATCCCGGTAATCTCTCCACTGATCTACGTGTCTAATGATGAATCTTAGAAGTTCATCATCATTTCTGGTTGGCTCATAGAATTGTTTTTGGTTATCACCAAGAATATCAACAATCTGTTCATTATCAGAGTTATCTATGATGTTATCCATACGTCTTAAATCCCTGTGATTGAGTCAAATGCTTCATATTCATTATTATTATATGAGCTTGATTGAAGATAGCTCGTTTTTTGCACGTGCTGTATATATGCCAAGGCGTCCAACAAATCGTCGTGAACTCTTTTAGATGGGAACGCCAACATTTCCCGCTTTATCTCATCCCAATTCTCATCTTCATTAAACACAATGCGGCCATGTTCCATCAACCCCTGCAAAGCATACGTAATTCTGTTCTCTTTTGCAATACCACCAGTCGAAATCGCCTCAATATGGGCAAACTGCTGGTTCTTTCGCATCAAATCCTCAAGATACGGCAATATCGCCCGCATCAATGGCCCCTTCTCGATTCCTACAGCCAGTGGCTTATGTGCCCTGATATTCAATAAAACCCTGACAACAGACTCTCTAACGTCCCATCGGCCATAATCAATCTTCTGAACCCACCACTTACCGTCATCATATACCCTTACAACAGCAATAGCAAAATAATCAAGTTTGCTTTTCTTGCCTGATTCAGTGGTTACACCGCTATATCCAGCAGGATCAATAGCAATATATGTGGAATACTCACCATCAGGTGCTTTCCCTGTCTTGAACCACTCCAATCTAAGTATATTCGCCCCTGTCGTATCCCACGACGCCTCATATTCACGTAGGAACTCTGCTGTTCCCATGCGTTTTCTGGCTGATTCTATCTCCGCCTTATCAATAAACGGATTATCCGCTGTCGTAAAGTGCCACGACTTCCAATCTTTATCCTCACCAGATTCACCATAATCAAACATCTTACGGAATTCTTCCGCCTCTGGCTCTGGCGTTCCAATGAACAGCGCCCCACCCTTCATATCAGTCAGCGACGGACTTACACTATTCTCCCATGTGCCAGATTTAATATCCTTCATCTCATCCATAACCACGTAGTACAGCTTCTTACCACGCAATCTATCAGGCTTATCCGCCCCACGTATCTGTATTTTCACCCCATTCTTCAGCCTAATATCACCATCATTGATATGCGCCTTCGCAATAATATCCTTCCCAAGATCGAGCACCAAATCCCACATCAAATCGTATGCCATCCCCTGCGTCGGCGCAACATACATCACCCTCGCATCTCTCGCAGGGCACTCAATCCCCTTCGTCAACAGCATAACCGCCGACAATCGCGTTTTACCGCAGCGCCGTCCAGCAACGATTACCTTGAATCGCGTTGTGTCCCCATACACAATTCTCTGCCATGGAGATAAATCCAGCCTGATCTCAGCCATACTTTTTTATACTCCACATCAATCGCTGTGTTTTACTTCAATAAACTCACCTTCAATAACACCGGGTTTGGACTCCAGCTCTGGATGCGTCGATCCAATCACAATCTTAAAACTAATATCACCTCCATTCCCAATCCCTGCTCCATCACCCCAGGTATCCCTATCCAGCTTCGCCGCTACCTTCATGTAGTGATCACTCTGCAACTTCGCCACCCCAAGTGTCTCCTGATCGGCATTCTTAACAACATCCATCGCCTTCCATTCCAACTCATCAGCCCGCGCCTTACGCGCAACATCAAATACCTCTGGACAATTCTCTAATACCCATCCCTTCAACACCGTATAACTAATCCCAAGGTCATTAGCAATCTTGCTCGGCTGATTACCTTCAAATAACTGATTAGTCAGATAATCATACAGCCATTCATGGCCTCGCTCCGCAACAATCGAATCAAGAATCGCATACTGTTGCCGTTTAAGTTTTCCCATGATTACTTCCTTCTTCCTGCAAGTG